TAGATGTCCTGGAAGTCCCAGTCGTAGGCGCCCGCTCTCCACCTGTTGCCCGCAGCTTGGAACGTCGAAGGGCTGGCGAACCCCGAGCGACCAACCTCGTCACCGTGCATGAGAAGCGCCCGATAGTTGCCAATCTCAACCCTCTGGATATCCTCGGGACAGTCGGCCCACGTAAGTCGGGTCTCGTGCTCAAGCCTTTGACGAGCGAGTTCGTAGGTCATCCGGTCCAGGTTGTCGGACTTGGGGATTGCGTCACGCTTCGATCCAAGACGCCCGTGGTTGCCCCACTCAGCAACGACGGTGACGTGCTCGTACACACCAAGCGAGAACTGGACTACCTCCTCGATGAGTTTGGCGACGGTGACGAATTGCTTAAAAAGTGTCGCGTCGATCTCATGTGGTTGCGTGGGGAAGTTCCACAGCCCTTCGACCATATCCCCGCCGAACATGATCGTGCAGTCCTTCACCGGATGGTCTGTACGCTGAATCTCAGTGATCTTCGCGGCCTTGGTCGCAAAGAGCCACGCGCGTTCTTTCATCACCTCTGAGTTGTAGGACGTGGTGAGTTTGGCCCCCTGCCAGTCGGTCATGTGCCACAGTGCGACTTCAGCCGATTTGGTTCTCTTGTCGGGAACTGGTGGCTTGGCCTTCTCGGTCCTCGCCAGAAGCGAGGCGTCGTAGGCCGCTTGGTACACGGCGTTCACGATTTCTGCGCCCTTGTTCTTCGCGGCGATGAGTTGTGTCTGTAGGGTCGCGTTGGCCTGACGTAGTGCCTGTTCGCGGTCTATGGACCTGAGTTCTTCTAGTTCGTCGGCAGGCATACACACGTCCCTCTGCGGTGCCTGCGGATTGAGTCAGCCGAGATGGCGTAGCCGCGCTTCTTCAGCCACTCTTGAACGGAATCACCCGAGATGTCGTCGGCTTGCATCGCCGCTCTCAGTGTGTCCACATGCTCGGCTTTGACGGTCAGGTTGGCGAAGGCGCAGCCTGGCTTTCGGATTCTACGGAATTCGCTCAGGTCAATCTCCGGTTTTGCTGGCACTTTCTCTCCCTTGTTCGGTTAGGAGGCAGAAGCCTCTATGGCACATTCGCAATTCGGGTGAAGGGGTGGGTAGTCGGTATCGGTGATGTCCTTCGTCCCCTCCTGGTCTAAGCAGGCTTGACAGGGGTCGCCCCCCTCACATACCCAATCCCATGTTGCCATACCAGCGGCTTGTAATTGCGAACCAAAGACCTGAGAATACGCGCGGCTTGTCTCGGTCCTGGCGATCAAATCTGCCTGATTAAGCCGCATCGGCCCTTCGACCGTGGCCTGGATGGCGTCCGCAATAGCAGACGTTGAATCTCCATTCAGGAGTCCGTCTTTGACGGCGGTAATCACCCTGTCCTGAGCGGTTGCGTTTATCCCCGAAATGGTGATGTTCGCTCGCTCGAGCAATCCGCCCAGGTCCACTGATCCAACCGCTTCACCGGTCTGTTTCACGAACTGGTCCTGAGCCTCTTTCCCTACCTCCTGGTACAAACTGACTAGACGGAGTTGTAGCGCCTTTTGGTCAATTCCGGTGGCCTGTGCATAAGTTGTGGCTATCGCGGTCGCGGATCCTTCATCGAGTAGGTGGGTCATGTCCTTGGCGTGATTCACCGCTCCAGCGATGGCCGCCGCAACTCCAGTGAGTTTCAGGGCTGTGGAAATCTTTCCTACGTGGTTTGAGGCGATTGCCCTGAGCTTCTCTTCAGCCTTGTGGGGCTTGTGGGATTTTCCCAGTGGTGCTAATCCCACCTTCAGAGACCGCGCCTCTTCGGGCGTGTGGTACAAGAACTCGAACTCTCTTGTACGGCTCTTCCCCATGAACTTCTTAAACGCCTGGGCTTCGGCCAGTTTCAGTGAAGCCTTGTCCTCTTCGCCTTTTTCACCGACTGGCGCTGTTTGGGTTTTTTCGGGGTCGGTAGGGCTGTTGACGTCGCTCGTTTTTTCGTCACTTGATTCTCCTGTCGGCTGCATGATTATTGGGGCTTTTGGCTCCGGGGGGTTGGCCGCTTGGTCTTGAGCCGTTGCCTGAGCCTCAAGAAGCCCCTTCAGGAACACTGGACCCGTAGCCGTGGCGTAGGCGAGTTCGTCGGCTTCGGGCTCTGGCGAAAGGGGGATGCCGAGTTCACCGCGCCCTTCGTTCGGCGTCAAAAGAGCATTGTCGATGAGGATCTTGAGTGCGTTGGCCTGCTCTAGTTTGTCCTCAGAACCCTCGTCGTTATTCAACGACGCGACCACGTTGCGACTAAGGCCCAGGTGTTGACGACATAACGAGTTGATAATCCCCTCGAGTTGGCGATTCTGTGGCTTGCTCGAAACGGACTCGGACATATCCGCCTCGCCCTCTGAGGCGCCCTTCCCACCCCCCAGACCCGCTCGAGCGATGACGCCTAACTGCGAGGGCATGATGTTAAAGAACGACGCCAGTTGCTTTAGCCAGTGCTCGTCGTAGTCAGCCTTGTAGAGTTCGTCCACGTTCTTCACTTCGAACGGGTCTTCGAAACCTGGGGGCATGATCTTGGTTTGGTAGCGGGCGTTCGTCATCCCCGCTAGTCCCTCATTGATAATCCGTTCTGAGGTAGCGAGGTTCTGAAGGGTGATGTTCTCGTCGGTCGCTCGCCAGTAGAGCTTTGCCGTGGTTCCAGACTTGTACTCGCTCAAAAGCCACCTCTGCCTTTCGGCGTAGAGGTCAGCGATCTGTAGTGCCTTCTCGGTTGGAGACCAACCGTAGGGAGTGTTGGTACGTGGATTGAGGAGGAAGTAACTCAGGACATCGGCGGCCGTCACGTCATACGGTGCTCCGCCGTCCTGGAAGGTTTTTCCCTTGATGGGGTTCCCCACGGCCTCGCCACGGACGTAGCCCCAGAGGTTCTGTTGGAACGCCGGCGCAGGTGGAAGTGGCCTACGGCCATAGTTGTTCAAAAGGATGTTGATCGTGGGGGCGTCGATGATCTCGAAACCAATGCACTCGGCACCGAGGTTGAACGCCGGGGCGACCGCGAGACCGTCATAGACCAACAACTGCCACATGACCTCACCCATGAACTCCGTGTAGGTCCGGTTGTCCTCGGGGAACGGGTTCTCCCAGAACTCCTTCATTCGGTCGATCTCGGGGGAACACAGTTTGCGAGCCGTGGTACTGGCCTCGCTGGACGAAACGTTGTCCTTCGCCATGATCTGCGCGATGAAGTCAGGCGAAACCCCGAAGTCCAAGTCCATCTTGATTACGTCTGCAGTGCGAATTTGAATACACCGTGAGATGGCGTCGATACCCACCGCTGCTGCGCGGAGTGTGTTCCATAGCGCCTGACGTTGGTTGATGTTGAGGTTGTGGGATATGTCGTACTGGAAGCGACGGAACGAAGCCCGTGCATCACCATCCTCGGGACGATCGAGCGGAACGGGGATTAGCGGAACCCCAGGTCCCATCGGTGCGCCGAAGGTAGCACCGTTTCGCATCAACGCCTCGGCCATCGCTGGAAATTGCCCGTAGGGTCCTGTGGGGATGTTCGAATTCGGGAGGATTGACGTAGCGACCGAAGCGCCGGCGGGAAGGTTCCCCATCATCCCCGCGGCCTTCAACGTCTCAATGAGTCGTGCGTCTTTCTTGGCCTGACGATCCTTGAGGTAGCCCATTACATCGGCCTCGCACAAGACTGGCAGATGACCTGGCCCTTGGGGTTGGCCTGTTGGCAGTTCGGGCAAAAGTCCATGAGTTCACTGATGAATCTACTCTTGGTACCGCTGGGATTCAGTTCCGTCAGGGCGTGGACGAGAGCATCAACTCTGTCCGGGGACTTCGATTTAGGGTCGTAGGGCTCCCAACTCGTCATCTGACCCTCGAGCTTGTCGAAGTGGGCGACGTGAAAGACCTTGTGCTGTTCGTACAGTGACGATATTGGCTCGGCTCGGAGCCTTTTCCCGACCATCGCGTGAATCGGCTTCACCGGGATGAACGGGTCAATCTGATGGATGATGTCCGCCCACGCATCGCCGCCCTGGTTGTCCTCGTACACGATCCGGTCCGCTTCGAACTCGTGGTAGGTGTCAATCGCCCTTTGCGCCCATTGACTTGGTTGGGCTTTGACGGTCCTATCGGCCCTGATGAGAAGTTCACCGTCCTTGCACCTAGACGCGACGACAATCCCCGTTTCGTCGGAATTCTCAGTATTGGTGATGGCGGGGTCGATCGCCACGACCGTTCGAACGATCTCGGGCAGCGTACCGCGCCAAATGAGGATGTCGTCGTACTTCCACAGTGCCCCCTCGACCTCCTCAATCAGTTCCCCATAGCGTTCCTGCCTCTCCAATCTGGTCCCGGCGTACTGTTCGGCGATCCCTTCAATGAACGATTCGGGGAGGTTGTCGGCGTTGTCGTCCAGAGCCCCCTTGGTCACTATCACCCTGGGAGAATCGAGCCACTCCTTCAGTTGGGTGTTTCCCATTTTGGGAGTAGTCGCCACAATTGCTCGGGGTTTTGGCCCGACCCGAAGGGTGAAGTGCAGACCTTCCTGCCAGATTCTCTTGCCGTTGCGCCATTTGGCGAACTCATCCATCACCAGACCGGCGAAGTTGTACCCGCGTCCCACGTCTGGATTGTCGGCACCGAGCATGTGGATTATCTGACCTGTTCCAAGAACTATCTGCCACAGGGATTTGTTGTACTGATAGGGAATTTTCAGGCGATTCAATATCCCAATCAACCCGGCGGGCCCTTCGATCAGGATATTTCGACAATCTGAGAACGTCTCGCCAATCACCCCCCATTGGGTCGGGGTCCCCTCCCACTCTGGTAACGCCACCATCATCAGGACGAAGTTCTCAAGAGCAGTCCGGGTCTTTCCGAAACCTCGTCCGGTCATCAGGAGCCAGATAAGCCAATCCCCTTCGGGGAGTTGCTGTTCGGGCCGTCCAATCCAGTACCAGGGCTGAAGGTGAAGCTCGGCTACCTGTTCAGGGGTCAAGTCCTCAAGGAATTCCCTTTGTTTCTCCTTAGGCCAGTTGGCGACCGTCTTAGCCTTCGACCAACTCACGGTCCTTCAATCGCTCAAATAGGTTGTTGATGTCGGACTTCTGGTCCTCGAGGGTGATAATCCCCACGAGTGCCACCGTTCTGGTAGGTGCATCCAGCCCAAGGAGCTTTGCCCGCCGGGTCTGTATCTTCACCAGTGTTTCAGCGGCCTTTAGCGATACCGAGTCGTCTAAGACCTCATCGCCCGTCTCGGAGTAGACGACTTTCCCACTCGCGGATATAGCCACATGACGAGAGTCGAGTATTTCCAGGGTCTTTTCCTGTGCTTTGTCCAAGTGCGCCATTTCAATCTTGCGAAGGGTGTCCGCATCCTCGAAGGGTATCTCCGCCATCGCGCTCTCCACGGCGGCGTAGGCTGTTGAAAGTGCAATCCCCAGGGTGTCGGCTATCACCTGATACGTGCTGCCCCTTCGCTTCATCTGGGCGGCTCTCTGGTTCCTCTCAGAAAGTGTCAGTTCCACGGTGGGGGTTTCTATGTTCACTGGCCTCAAATTACCAGATGAGCGCCCTTATCGTTCGGATTCGCCCTTTGCGCCCAGAGCTTTAGACACCAGGACCGGATCGACATTGCTCCACTTGGCGATAGTCGCCCTCGGAACCCCCCTCTTGTCAAGGTCTATCCAGAGGGCTTTTCGTAGGGCGTAGAGACCGTCGAGGGATTGTCGGTTCTTGACTATGCGTACTCCCATGAAGCCAAGACGTTCTTTGGACTTGCGGTGTTCGGCTAAGTCCTCAGTCATGGATTCTCCGGGTTTCAAAGACGCCGGCAAGTCGTGGTTCGTTGTCCATGAGCAACCGAGCATAGCGACTGCGGAAATCGTTATTCAACTTGTAGCCATTGTCGTCCTTCGTCCTCATCGCGTGCTGCCAGCGAAGTACCTCGTAGATCATGGCTATGCCGATTTTGGTCTTTCCCCTGTCCACCAGATCAAGGGCTAGGTCTCGAAGCGTTTCGTACACCTGGGGGTTTCTGGCGTGGAAGAGTTCGAATCGTTCCTCGAGACTCAACTTCTCGTCCACGTCCTCTAGTGGCATTAGATCAAACAGGGTTTCCATCGTTACCTCTTTTGCTCGGGGTGGTTGTAGTAGGAGAAACTCTGACGCGCAACTGCTCGCTTCCTGTAGGCAGATTCGCAGGAAGTGCAATCGCACCCAAGGATCTCTTCTGTTCCGGTGAATCGTTCGAACGTTCCGTGAGGGTAACGACGCTCGAATTGTGCGGCGGTCTGCTTGGTTGATTTCACGATCCGACCCGAAAGTGCTTCATGGCTTCCATCCCCTTTGATTGATCGCG